GAAGCACGTGACCGGAAACTTTTTGCCCGGTACTACTATTGGACTGAAGAGAAGAGGCTTCGGTTCGATGACGCTCTACATATCCTGTCCACTGAAGAGTTCTTTATCAGTGAAAGCCGTGTCATGCAGATTATCCGCAGACTCCTAAACGAAGGTTATGAACCTATAGAAGGCAAGCAGTTGAAAGCTCCTCGTTTCTCCGGGTTCAGAGTTTGCCGACAGAAACGGAAACCTTTGGACGACCAATTGTCTCTGTTTCCGACAGAGTCTCAGTAACGACACAGTTGTATGTCATTTCATATACCTTTATGCCATGATACCAAGTGAAGAACTTCGACCTCTTGCGTATGAGCACTCCGTCATCGACAGGACGGAATCCTTGTAATATCTCATGCAGTTTGCTCCTCATATCTTCACGTTCCTGTACAGCACCTTCTGTACCACACCCTGCGTGAGTGTCATCGTAACAGTCGATGATGAGCCGAACACGGAAAAGTGCATTGCCCTTCTGACTTTTCCCGGCAATGTTGCTCCATTCTGTTTCGGTGTTCTCAATCAGTACGGCAGGGAATGTTATAGGGTACATATCCCTGCGTTCATCTTCCAAGTTCTCCAGCTGACCGTAGTCTTCATCCACCATTGACAGTTCCGGCATTTCCTCATTGATGTGAGCAATGAGTTTACAAATCATTGATTCCATCTTTAATCTTGTTTATTGATTCTGTAATCATTTTGTTTATCTTCTCTGTCAGTTCCTTGCTTTCGCCCATAAACTGACGTTTAGGGATTTTGGCTTTGACGTGGAGCTTTGTTTTCTTTGTCAGAGCCAAGGCACGCCACTTTGCAGCCTCTTCGGGCAGTTCCTCCGGCAGTTTCTCACCCTTACGGACTCCAGCCAACGAATAGACTTTACGCCACGCCATCTTTCGCATTTTGGGTGTTACAGTGGGATTGGTTTCAACAGTACCACCTTCGTTGTGTATGGCAGCATATTCAACCGGGTTGGTGATGGTCACTACTCCACGTCCCGGTTCTGACTGAATGGAACGCATAAGGTGGTCGCGTCGTGAAGTCAGCGGAGAGTATTTGGCATCTGTTCCTCCACCGTCTTGTCTGCGTGTCCTCTTCCAAGGTTGCACGCCTCCATCGACAAAACCACCTTCCCGGAAGTTCTGCTTGAAATGGTTGACAGCAATCTTACCCACCTTGCGAGGCAGTTTGTCGTAAACCTCCCGTTCTATTTCCTTTTTAAGGCGTTCCACCTTACGCTGTAACTCTTTTGCATTGCTCATAACATCCAATAGATTAAAGCGGCCATAAAGCCGCCGAAAACGGTTATAATCCAATCTATCCAGTCCCACATACAGCCATGTAGTTTATCCTTGAGTTCCATACAGGTTGCAGCAACAGCTGCTGCATATATGGCATTGAGTCCTGATAAAGCGCAAATGCCCACCAAAAAGCCACCTATAAGGTGCTTGTATCGGTTACTTTTTCTCATAAAGTCTAAAATCTTTTCCATTTCCTTTGTGTTTTATGATTAAATATGTACTTTTGCAACGAAGAAAGTTCCTTATCTATGCCGGATTGTAGTTCCAGCCGTGATTTGGGGCTTTTTTCATTTTAGGGCTTTTAATATATCTGCACCATCTGTAATACTATACAGCATTTTGTTCCCGTCTTCATACTCCTTGACAATAATCCAACTCTTGTCGCCTCTTATCTTTATTTCAAACAAGTGAATCCATTTACTTCCAGGTTTGGTACTTATATCATTTCCTACTCCCAAGTATTTTGATTCTCCAAGAACCGCGTCAATATGCAATATCATTCTGTTCTTTTCAGCATAATGTCTGTGCGGTTGGTTTGTCCACTCATCAATGCTTCGTCTTGAAATCTGTATATCACCATCAAATTGGGGATGTGAAAGGCTCTTTCCTTGGATAGATTGTCTTGCCTGTTTCTTGATGTCCTTTATCTCATCTTTATTCAATCCATACAAGCAGCCATCAATAAACGGACAATTGTAGCAGTCCTTTTTGCGGTTCTCAAACAGCGTTAAAAGACGGTTCTTTATGCCGCTTTTACGATATGCCGGGCATTGTGAACAGTTCTTCGGGAAGTATGGGTGCGTATCGTTGAAAGTATGGCCATCTTTACCGGGATTGTTCTCGAGTCCACACTGTGGTGGTGTTTCCTCTATGTCGTCCAAAACTTCGGGATTGGCAGGTTCATCGGTCTGTTCCAACGTACACTTGCAGTTCCAACGGTCTCCCGGACGGTGTCTGTTCCAAAATGGATGGTCAATAGGCAAAGTGAGTTTCTTTTGCCAATAGACACGATGTGCGCTGTCCGGTTCGGGTGATGTTGTAGGCATCCACCGTAGGTTGGGCATTATATCCTTGTCGCGTTCAAAGCGTCTCCAATCTGCTGCTGTATGGGCGCGTATGATGGCGGTATCGTATTCTGTCCTCAACCAACTGCCAACATAGTGCGAGGATATGCCTTGTACTTCCTCAGCCCATTGCCGGAAATGTTTCAATTTACCGTCCGGTGTCGTGAGCCTTGCGGCCATCTTCTCACCCATTGAATGTACTTTGAATGCTGCAAAGACCTCATTGGAATGGCGCAGTTCCCTGTAGAACTCTTCTTCGTGTGTCGGTGGAATCTCTGTCCGGCTCAATCCCTCAACGGTAGCCTCGTTTATCAAACGTAAAGCCTCACGCCATGCGGTAGGTTCTATGTCGTTGCTGGTGTCGAATCCATTATAGACCTTGCGGAGAAAGGTGGTCAGTACATCGGGAGAGAAACGGACTCCTTCAGCAGCATTGCTAAAGTTGGGATGCCCACCTTCGTAGTAGAGGTTATCCATCAAAAGTCGGAATCCGCCCCGTCTGTTTCCGGGGCTATCCCGAAAAAACCTTTCAAACGCTGTTTGAATGATGTTTTACCTTTGTCTTTAGGGCTGTCTTTTCCCTTCTGTTCCTCTTTGCCTTTTGGTGCGTTGAGTTGTTCACGCAAGGCTGCTTTCTCTGCTTCCTTTTCGGCTTTCATCTGGTCGTAGTTCTCCGGCTTCTCCACGCAGAATGTCTCATAGAGGTAATCGTCCGAGATAGGGAGTCCCATCGATGAGAGTTTCTGTACGATGTCGATGTGTTGTGAAGGATTGATTTTATCCTTCTTGGCATATACGAACTCGCCACCCTCTACATTGAAACCGAGGTCGGCAAATATCGGACGCATATAATAGTTGAGAATGTCGAGAATGAAATCACGATCGTCGGCATTCATTTCGTCCTCTTCCTCCTTATGTACGTTTCCGAGAGCTTGCGTTCCGGTCTCTTTGGCATCGGTGGTCAGCGTGTTGCCCAGCACACGGATAGACATCTTGCTGTCCCAATAGTCGGCAAAGGTTTTGTACAGGTCGCTTGAACCTGTTTTGTTCCCGGCTTCAATCAAATGCAGTTCACTCTCCTTGGGATGGATATACACCGCATTTGCGCCCTGCCTTTTCGCATCAATGATGAGTCGCTTGCGTGCTTCCTCATCCCCGGCATCGTAGGTATATTCGCGTATCGGCATACCGAAGATATTGCAGAACCGCGCCCAATCGGACATGTCGCCACGCTTATAGAGGACAGCCGGGAGCAATTCGGCAAAGATACCCAAATCACGTTCCTTGCCCACGAACAGCATATTGGGGAACATATCAATGGGCAAACCGTCCATATCACCTTGAAACTTGAGCAATTTCCGGTGAATCGGGTCGTAGTGCTTACGATTGATAAGTTCGTAGCGTATGTTCCCGTCATCGTCCAAAAAGAACTGAACGAGCGTATAACCCCAAAACTCTGACCATACCAAGTCCTTGCGCAATTCCTTAAACCAAGGCGAACGCAGCTGGGCATTTATCGTCTCATCCGGTTCTCCGTTCCTTTGGAACTCAATAGGTATTTTCGTAACACCTCTCAAACGTTTTGCAATGACACCCGACAGATGGAGGTCAAGCAAAGCACTATCATACATATCATACAGCCGGACACGGTTTGAATAGTCTATACTCTTTGCCGACTTCACCGAGTTCATATAGGCGTTCATGTCAAAGTAGAACACCTCCGGCATCTGCAATACCACATCGGGCAAGCGTTGTCCCGGCTGGACAACCATACCACCCTGCGATATACGTTTCTCTGTGGGCTTTACAGCCTTTTTGTTCCTTAATGTTTTCTTCATACCTTAAAGCATTGTTGGTCTGACTTCATCCGCATCAATCTGCCATCTGCTATTGTCCTGCAAAACCTCATCGGGCAGAGTCGGTGCGCCATCAATGGTGATGTCTCCGTTCATTACTCCCTTCAGCCACTCGATTGCACGCTTGTAGCGTTCCACCCTTGTATTTGATATTTTATAAGGGTTGTGCTGGCAATAGATGTGGTAGATGGTGATGTCAAGAGCGAACATCAGCACCAAGTCGTTACGCTCCTTTCCCTGTGCAGAGAAGAGAGCATTACAGTCATAGCACTTGTTCAGATAGCCTCGCATCTCTGCAATGGCACGGTTCTCGCATATCTCAATAATCTGAGGGTCATAGTTGGGACTCTCCTTGCGTAGCAGCGCATCCAATATCTCGCGGTGGATGCTTGCATCGTAGTCATTGATTGTTATAAAATTATCCATATCGTAAAAGAATAGTGATTACATACGGTAAGGGTTTGATTCGTTCAGTTCCTCATAACTGACTGTTACCACAGGCTCCAACTCCAAAGTCTTGTCATCAATCATCGTGATGCCTCCCTCCACGCTATCCGGTCCGTCAGCAGGATATGGAAGTGTCAGTTCAAAGAGCTTGAACTGGTTGATTAGTTCTTGCATCATCGGATTGTGTTCTTCCTCCTCGTTGAATATCCAAGAACAATGCCTATCGATAGGCTCAAGGTTAGCCTCGATACGTGTTGCCTTGTCGGTCTTCTTTCGTTCGTCGCCTTTGATGTACAGCTGTATCTTTCTGCGTTCGACTTCATCCCGGAGTAAGGGCTTGAAGACTTGCTGATAGAATGGGTCTTGAAGTTTGTTGTTCTCTATGTAGTAATAGACCGTAGTCTTGCCACCTACATATTTGTTCAGTTCAAAATACCAGCCTATGAAGTTGGCATTCGTTTCGCGTGCAAGGAAACCTTTGATGATGTAATAGATTCCTCTCAGTTTGCCGATAAGCCATAGTGATTTGGTACTGCTGGCCTTCTTCTTGCTGTCCGAATAGGCAGGGTCTCCGTATGCCACAAGGAACTTGAACTTATGCAATGGGGGTACTTTACCGAACGGAAGGTTCTTGAATATCTTTCCCTCGGCCACAGGATTGTTGAAATACTCAGCCTGTGCTGCTTTGGTAGAGATATTGGACAGTACGGTATCAATCATCTCCTCCGTGTTCTTGGCTGGCCATGTAGAGCGTCCGTTCTTGTCGCGGATATTGATAACGTCCCAGTGCTTGGCTATCTTTCCGGCACGGGATATACAGCAGTCCTTTGCGATGATGTTACCGCACCACAATATCAATGTAGGCTCTGATATGGAGCGTGTCGGGTACAATGCGCCTTCAAACCATTCCCATTTCTTCTTGAGCGTTTCGGGGTTACGGCAATCCTCATCGGTATCGTAGTCGTCCATATAGATGACATCAGGACGCACGGATTCATTTCTTGCACCACGCGGTGCAGAACCAGCACCGAGAGCCACGAACTTTGCGCCACACCGGGCAGTGAACTCCGTCTCCGTCCATTGGCCGATAGTAACTTGTTCACCATAGAACTGACGGATACGAGGGTTGTTCTCAAAGGTAAGGCGATAAGGAGTCAGCAAGCGCGTTGCGGAGGATATGGTTGCACTGGCCAATACAAAGAACTTCTTGCGCCCGGTAAGTGCCAAATACATAAGAATGAACATCGCTGTGGTGGACTTTGCCAACTCACGCGACCACGACAGCACCTCGTACCACTCATCGTGTTCGATGATGCGGTGTATCGCTTTGATGTGGAACGGTGCGAACTCGTATTTGGCATATTTGGGAAAGAAGTATTTAATCCAAGCAACAGGGTCTTTCTCCAACTGTTTCTTGCATTTCTCTATATCGTGCCTTGTCAGCCCATTGTCAACGGGCATATCGCTATTAAATGCCTTGTGGAACTCCTCCCAATTCCGTAGGGCTTGTCTCTCTTCCTGTGTCATTTCTTCTGTCCTGCTATATCCTTAATGAATGCATCGAAAAGGTTATTGTATTCGATAGCCTTTTCAACATCGAACTGTCTAAGCCAAGTGAGGAAGCGCATACCGACACCCACGCAGTCAGTAATACCGACATCGTTCTCCAGCTTCTTGATTGCCCCAGCGAGTTTGGCCAGTGCATCAGCTTCAGCAGGAGTGGCAAAACGTTTGCCCTCCTCCCTTTCATTGATGTTACGGTTTATCTCTGTTATTTGGTGTTGGAACTGTGCGATGATTTGTGAAGGGGTTACGGTGAGCGAGGCTTTCAGTTCCTCCCAACCTCCCTCTTTTATCCAGCGCGATATGGTCTGCCGTGTCGTGCCTACCTTATCCGCAATCTCTTCCTGTGTGTAATTGCCATCCAAGTACAATGACTTGGCGATTCCTTTCTTGTCGAACTTGTCTTTTGCCATATATGAACCGATTTTTAGTGCAAATATCCATCTATTATCACGATGGAAAAAACTGTGCTTTTATGATAGCGTCCTTAAACGCTATGATAGCGTTACAAAACGCTACCATAAAATCAGCGTTTGGAGGGGTTAAAAGACCTCCCGATATTTGCACTAAAAATCATTCAAATGGACGCAAAATTCTTTAATATCATACCTGGAAAAGAGGAGGTAACAATACTTCTCTATGGTGATGTCGGCGACAGTCGCAAAGTGGAAAGCGGTCGTGTCGTTGGTGAGTTGCTTGCACTTCAGACCAAGTACAAGAACATCGCAGTACGCATCAACAGTAATGGTGGTGACGTATTCAGTGGAATCGCCATCTACAATGCCCTCAAGACTTCTTCGGCCAATATAACCATATATATTGACGGTGTGGCTGCAAGCATAGCTGCAATCATAGCCTTATGTGGCAAACCGCTCTATATGTCCCCATACGCAAAGCTGATGCTACATAGTGTTAGTGGTGGTACTTGGGGGAACGCTTCTGCATTGCGTAAAATGGCAGACACGATGGAGAGTTTGCAGACAGACCTCTCCCGTATGATTGCCGGGCGTTGCAATATGAAACCCGAAGATGTTGCAGAACAATACTTCGATGAGCACGACCATTGGATTGACGCAGAGCAAGCCCTTGCCATGAAGTTGATTGATGGTATCTACGAAATGGAAACCCCGTCTTCCACTCCCGGAACGACAGAAGAGATTTATAACTTTTTTAATAACCGGCTGGTAGAACAGCCACCTAAAACAAATGACATGGCATTGATAGATGACATTAGAAGCATTCCGTCTTTCGCAGACAAGACGGATGAAGGTGCGATTGTCGCACACATCAAGAATCTGACAAATTCCGCAACCCGTGCAGACGCATTGGAAAAAGCCAACAAGGAGTACAAAGCACGCATTGAAGATTTGGAAGGCAAGGAAGCTGCCGCCGTTATCGACAAGGCTGTTGCCGAAGGAAAAATCACCAAGGAGCAAGTCCCCGTCTTCACCAATATGATGAAGAGCGACAGAGCCAACACAGAGGCTTTGCTTGCTACGATGAAGCCACAGGCTGCACTCCGCGCGAGCAGCTTCATCAATCCTGACGGTGCTGCCCAAGGCTCGTTTGCCAACAAGACGTGGGATGAACTCGACAAAGCCGGACAGCTCGACACCCTCAAGACCTCTGACTTTGCGTTGTTCTGTGCAAAGTTCCGCGAGAAGTTCGGTGTGGATTACAAGAACTAAGTATTAACCAATTAAAACAATTAAGCAATGGCATTGAACAAAGAAGTATGGCTTAACAGCATTGTCGAGAATTTCTATCCCGACAATTCGTTTGCCACAAAGTCTGTGGATGATTCAACTTTCGTTAGTAACAGAAAGGTACACATCCCAAATGCTGGCGCACCTTCTAAGGTGGAGACAAACCGCACAAAGAAGCCAGCAAGTGTAAGTCAGCGTACTGACAACGAGCTCACCTATGATATGGATGAGTTGACAACCGACCCAATCTACATTCCGAACATTGACATGGTGGAATTGAGCTACGACAAGCGAAATTCAATCCTTGCCAATGACCGTGCCCAGTTGCAGGAATCCGCCCACGTCAACCTTCTCAAGCGTTGGGGTAATGGCGTGAAAACAGACCATATCCTGCTGACTACCGGAACAACCCAGCGCGATGCACACACCTCAAGCACTGCTACAGGAAAGCGCAAGTCTATCTGTAAGGCTGACGTTCTCAAGCTGATGACCGCCTTTGACAAGGACGATGTTCCTGCAACAGGTCGTTTCCTCTTGTTGGATGCGCATATGTACGCTGACCTCCTTGCCGACCTCTCGGAGAGTGACAAGTGGATGTTCCAGAACTCTGCCAACGTGCAGAAGGGTATCCTTGGCAACCTCTATGGTTTCGACATCATGAAGCGTAGCCGTGTGCTCCGTTTGGATGCAAGCAAAAAGGTGCTCGATTGGAGTGCTGAAGGTGCTGCCACTGAGCTTGCTGCTGCATTGGCTTGGCACGAGAAGTCTGTCAGCCGTGCAATGGGTGAGGTCAAGATGTTCGACTCAACGGACAATCCTCTCTACTACGGTGACATCTATTCATTCTTGATGCGCACAGGCGGTGCAGCCCGTCGTTATGACGGTAAGGGTCTGTTCTTGCTTGGCGAGGATACTGTATCTTAAACTTGATGCTTATGTTACCGAGAATTAAGATACAATATATGAACGGGCAATTAGGCACGGTGGGCGAAAGTCCCGACGGCCTTTTTGCCCTCGTATGCGCTGCTGTTTCCGTTGCATCGACCTTTGTGTTGGAAAAAGCATACACAGTACGTTCAATGGACGACTTGTTGGCTTTAGGTGTGACAGATGCAAACAATCCACGCCTGTACAAGCATGTTGAGGACTTCTACAACGAAGCGAAAAATGGCACAAAGCTCATCATCTTCGGTGTTGCCAAGACTGCAAAGATGACAGCCCTTTGCGACAAGACTTCGGGTCTTGTACGCGACCTTATCACATCACAGAACGGTGCGCTTCGCGGTATCTTCATTGCCCGTGATGAAAGTTCCTCATCAACCACCACAACTGATGGTTTGGATGCTGATGTGTTCACCGCATTACCCAAAGCGCAACAGTTGACTGAATGGGCTACCACCGAATTGTACGCACCTCTCTTCATCATATTGGAGGGTCGCAACTATACAGGTACAGCACAGAAGGATTTAAGCAAGGAAACATCCAACCGTGTAGGGGTTCTTATTGGCGACACCGTCAGTGGTTCTGTCAATGCCTGTGTCGGCACAATGGCCGGACGCTTGGCGATGCTCCCTGTGCAGCGCAACCTTGGACGTGTAAAGGATGGTGCTTTGTTCCCGACAGAGATGTATATCGGCGCAAAGAAGGTGGACGAAAGTGGCAGCGTGGTAGAAGACCTCCACGACAAACGCTACATCGTGCCTCGCAAGTATGTGGGTAGAAGCGGTTATTTCTTTGCTGATGATAACCTCGCTTGCGACCCGACCGATGACTATGCACAGCTGGCTCCTCGCCGCGTGATTGACAAGGCATACCGTATTGCATACGATACGCTGCTTGATATGATGCTTGATGAGTTGGATGTCAATGAAGACGGAACACTACAGACTGGTATCATCAAGAGCTGGCAGCAGACAGTGGAAAACCGTGTGAACCGTGAAATGACCGCCAATGGCGAGTTGAGTGCGTCAGAAGACGGAAATGGTTGCCTGTGCTTCATTGACCCGAAGCAGAATGTTCTTAGCACTTCCAAAGTAGAAGTGACTCTCAAGGTGCGTCCGTTTGCCTATGGACGCTATATCGACGTGAATTTAGGATTCCTTGTAACTCAAACTAATTGATTATGCTTACCAATACAAGAGAATACGAGTGGTCTGACGTAAATGTAGTAGCAGCCGGAAGACCTATTACCGGACTTCGCGGTGTCAAGTACACCAGCAAACAGCAGAAAGAGGCTGTCTATGGTAGTGGAAACAAGCCACACGCCATTCAGCACGGCAACAAAGAGTATAGCGGAGAACTCACTTTATTGCAAAGCGAGTACGAA